GTCAAAGATTTTGTCATCTCTACGCTGACCTGCTTCTTCATAATAGAATGACTCTCGTTGAGGCAGCGCATATTCATAGCACTCTTCAAAAAGAGAAACCCAGTTCTCACGAAAAGCTTTAGCTTTATTGTACTTTTCGATGTACTGCTTTGCAATTGGATCATCAGCCATTAGCGAAACCTACCTAAAAATCCTTCGCCACCTGCTCTCATAAGTGATCTGCGACCTGCGCCGCCACGCATACCACCTCGGCGTTCAGTTTTTGATTCAATAGCTGCTGTAATGTCTGAGCGTTTAGATGCTGCTTTCTTTTGAATCTCTTCTTGTTTTGCAACATCTGCTTCAACACGATCTTCGGCTGCTGCTTTATTCTCTTCTTCGGTTGGGCCACCACCACCAAAACACATAACAAACTCCTTTGTTTTTTACATTCGTAAACACAGAAACAAATAAATCACAATGCACAAACTACATTCTTGCCCAAAACCCCTGTCTCTTAGGGCGTGACTGCTTAGAAAAGACATCGAAACTGCGCTTTGCAACGGATACCCTTGCAGGTTTTTGTGTATTCATAAGCGCCCGACCCTCACCTGCGCCTAAGAAAAGGTACTGCGCAGCATCGTGAACGTGGCTAAACATATTCTTGTCTGGCTTATCTGCGTATCTTTCACCAGAGACTTCCATGCGCTTATAGGCATAGCCGCCCTCAAAGCCTTTGATTAGCTGTGGGCATCTACGATCAATTAATAAAGCAGGTTTACCTTCGACCATCTTAGTCAATTGGGAGGAGACTGACTCAAGCCGAAGGTCAACGGAGTTGGAAGGCGCAGGGAACGCCCTCAAACCTGCTCCGCGCAAGATGTGAAATGGAGTAGATTCATCAGTCTGTGCGCGGAAATCACCTGCGGGATCGCCATAGATTATTACCTCTGACGCTGCCGCAAATCTTATAGCTAGCTCGTTTCTAAGAACTTCGGCAAAACGCACGATGCCCATGTCTACCGCCACAATTTCGGATTGAATAAACCACCGCCCTCGAACCTTTTGTCCAAGCACTGCCGCAGGGGTCAAGCCAAAGTCCACGCCAACATAGACTGGGGAATTTGCGGCTACTGGTATTTCTTCTTTTGCTATGTGTACTTCTGCTGCAAACATCGGGTAAACAGGTTTTCCATCTTGGATGTGGCCCAGACGATTCATTACATACACATCTATCCATGATTTAGTCTTACCCCTTATCAAATTGGAATAATAACTCTTGAGCATGTTCTTGGTGTTTTCAGCCTTGGGATTTGGCTCGTAGTCTTCTATCTCGCCCTCTTCACCCTTCTTCTCAACCATGCCGCAGGGTTGGGTATAGAAAGACCAGTTGTCTGGCTTAACCAACATCTTAGCTTGCTCACGCGGTATATGATCTGGCACTGGAACTTCACCTGCCATAATCGGCCACCAGTGATCTTCTTCGGGTGCGTTGGTATCGGCAATGACACCAGTCCAAGTAGGGCCACCATCACGCATAGAAGGAAAGCGCCCAACACGCATAGTGCAAGCGTCAATAATGCTCTTGGCAATTTCTCTAGCTTCATTAATCCAAACGCCAGTCAGTTCTAAGGATAGCAATTTCTTTACATCTTCGGGGCGGTCTAAAGCTAAGAAGATAACTTCAAGGTCAATGTCGCCCTTCTTAATGTGATGCGTATATGGCACTGACCAAGTGAACTTGCCCCAGTCTGATTCTGGAAACCAGTCAAGCCATGTCTTGATGGTGGTGGTTCTAAGTTGAGGATTGGTGTTACGAATGATTGCCCATCGGCTTTTGCGTATTCCGTCTGGCCCTTTGCCTTGCTCTAAGGCGCGGCGAAACACTTCTACACAACAGCCAACAGACTTGCCAGAACCAACTGGCCCTCTTATGCCACGAAAGAATGTATCGTCTTTCATAAACCCTTTGAGAACTTCTCCATCGGGTTTGTATTTGAAGTCTATCATCTAAGTCCTTTGTTCACTCCAAAGCGGATCATATCTTCAACCACCTCTGGCGCAATGCTGTCAATCAGCTTGTCACACTCATGGTCTGTAACAAAGTGGTGTCCAAACTTTGCAATGACGCTTGATAGATGAACCTTGCGAACAATACCGCGCAGCATATCGCGGTCTTGTTGAGTAATTGTGGAAGTGAAGCTCATTATCTTGCTTTTGTCTTTTGGGCCTGAGTCTTTGCAGCTTTTCTTCGCTTCTTTGCGTCTAGGTTAGCAAGCCTTATAAGCTCTTTTTCAGCCTCTTTCGGGTTATAGTTTCTAGACGGAGAATCACTAGCAAACATAGCTGCCTCTAATCGACGCATTTTTTCTTTAGTATCAGAGCCAATTAAAGGATTATCCAAATACTTTTTGAACAACGCTTTCTGAAATTTGCTTGCGTTCTCACCTCCATATTGATGTGCGCCGCCGCGAGTTTTCATCAAAGTAATGCGCTTACGTTTCTCAGCCATTTTTTTTTCCTTACGTTCTATATTTTCTTACTTTGTCAGCAATTGCTTTCGGTTGAGCCACAAACTGCTTGCCCGAAGCCTTGCCCTTTCGTTTAGCTCTGGTTGTAGCTGCATATTCAGAATCACTAAGAGCAGCGATAGCCTTAGAAGGAAGGTAACGCTCACCAGTCTCACTTGATTTCTTGCCAGACTTGGTGCGCCACTTTTGCTTGCCCCAATTCATTAATGATTTCTGAGAAGCTTTCACCTATATCCTCCACCTGCTGCTTTGTATCGCTTGGCTAAGAGTTGAGCCTTACGCGCAGACCACTTACCTGCCGCAGTGCCTTGAACATTTGCGGCCTTTATTCTGTTGAATAAGTTCTTCCGCATCTTGGGCTTGGTATAATTACCTGCTTCATTTACTGCCATACTTCACACTCTTGTTCTTTTTCCGAGCATAAGCCTTTGCAGCTTTCTTTCCCTCTTTGCTGTAGGAGAAAGTCTTTCCACCAACTTTAGGCATTTTTCTTCTTCCTTTTCTTTTTGGGCGCAGCTTTCGATTCATCAATGTCAGGCGTAGAAGGGTTGTCAGCCTTGTACGATCCCTTGGTTGTTCGCGCCCTTACTGGCTCTGGCCCCTCAACTAAACGCTTGGCATCAGCCATGCGCGTCTTGCCAGTGTAATGAACTCCTGCAATCGTATGGGTTTCGCCAGTCCAGAGTTCGTTAGTGTGTGCAATGTAAAAAGCCATGATTCCTCCCTATGGCAACTTGTCTTGGTCAGCCTCTTCTTGCTTGGCCCCACTCTTAATCATCTGTTCTTCCATTTTCTTAACTCTCTTTAGTAAAGAATGGTGGCGAGAGCTTATAACTCTTTGCCCAGACTTCTCTGCTTCACGCATATCTTTGGCGTAATCTTTACCCCGAAGTAAAGTTCGCAGCTTGTTCTTAGCTCTGTTAATGAGCTTGTTGTCGATGTCCTTCTCAATGTCATCAACAGCTTTATTCAACACCTCATACCGATACTGAAAACGCTTGCTTGGATTCTGCGGATTGGGCATCAGTAATTACTTCTCAAAGCTGTCAGCAATGAAGAACGCTGTCCACCGCCAACTGGCTTCGGAACATTACCTAACGTCAAATTGCGCAACTCACCCTTGCTCATGCGTAGAGAAGGCAACGCATCAGGGTCTTTCTTCATCTCTTCATAATATTGTTCGGCTGTCTTCTTAGCGCCGCCGCCACCAACACACATGATCTATCCTTTCTTATGCCGCTTCGCAAAGTTACGAGCCGCTTCCACAGAGCCAAAGCCCCACTTCTTTAATGCCAATGCCTTTCGAGTCGGGCGACCCTTTGAATCTTTCATCGGCCCCTTCATTCCTGCAAACCGAGCAGCAAAAGAAACACGACGAGGGTTTGTACCCTTGGGAACAGGCGGCTTTAGATTAGCCCCCTCAGTGCGCTTGAAGTGAGCGCGACCCGCAGCAGTCAAGCCACCAGTCTTGCTCTTATGTTCCTTCCTCATTCTTCTTCTTCCTTAAGTATCCACCACTCTTGAGCGCTGCCTTGGCGACAGTCATGTCAGCCCTCTCTGGCTGCTTCTCTGGATCACGGTCAAATCTACTCATGTCAGAACCTTATGCAGATAAAAATATTTTTGACAATGCACAAATTAGCCCACATTCGTGGGCAAGCTCTGAAGGGAAATAATGTGAGTGAGAGACTATTACAGTAACAGGTCATGCAGTTTTTCCCCCCACCCCCCATGACGGAACGATCAATGAACAGTTTTACCCTAGGTCGATTGAGACTCGTATGTCCCCTGCAACCTGCACTTGGCTGCGATCAATCGGTTTATACCCTGCGCGGTCTAGTAAATCCTTCGATGCCTCTAACTGGACATACTCAGATTTGGCCCCAGAAGCTAGGGTACGGAGTTGTCTTGCAGCGATAGTAGCAGATAATCCAAACTCCTCATTCATCCTTTCCATCATGTACTGCTGCACATGAGGCAACTTCATAGTCTTGGTTGCAGTCACCCTTCCAGATTCGCCAACTGCATAACCTGCTATGGGAGCAGCATCCTTAATGGAGCAGCCATTTGCTACAATGGTGTCTACAAGAGCCATCTGTTTTGCAGTCAACTTTCGAGATTTAGAAACGTCATTCATTGTGGTATCCTACTGTTGCCCCCCTCTCCCTCTCTCCCCCCATTTAGCACGTTGACTGCAATGTCTGTCAATATGTGACGTAGCGTCACCTTGCCAAGTGACGTGGCGTTACAACGGTATTGAAGGTTGCCAGATGGGTTGACAGACTAAATCACCGCAAAGGTCAACAGATACCACCCCGATCTTATCAAGCGCCATGCCCAAAGCAATGTCATGCGCGGTGATTTCCAGTTGGCGTTGGCAGGTCAGTTATTGTAGCACCCACATTGCCATGCAAGGCTGACACAAACCGCCGCTTGATCCAAGATTCCAACATTGGGACTGCGCAACGAAGTCAGTGTTTGCCTACGACCCTCGCCCACAGTGTCAGCCACCGATGCAAGCAAGCTCATCAGCTAACCGAACCAGTAAATCATACTTTGCAGTGATCCGCAAAACAGCCCCCACTTTGATAAGCTTGCAAGGATTGTATAGTTACATCAGTTACGACAGTTACGCAAAATATGATTTATAAAGCTCAACAAAACCTGTAAACCGCCACATCTGCAGCAGGTCAAAAGCTTGCTTGCCTCTCTTATCTAGTCACGCCTGTTTCTCTAGCTACCTTCAAAACTTTCTGGCGCTCGCCCAACCACATTTGGCTGCCCCCCCTGATCCAAAACCATGTCGGCAAAAAGTTCGCAATAACTATATCGCACTGTGGCCTTGTGCCGTTGGGTTACTCTTGTCTTCTTAGCTTTGAGCTAGGCTTAGACACGGTAGCAGAGATATAGATATTGCGGACTTCAAGCAGCCCAAGGGGGCTGTTTGCAGTCATGGTTGTTGGGGTGGAGCAGTCAAATGTGGCTGTTCGATCTTGAAACTTTTTTGGTAGGAGAACCAGACATGACTAGAACGATAGACAAGCAATCTCTTGACGCTGCAAATGCGCGATTCAAAGCTTTTGTTGACCTTTATAAAGCACATTTTGAAGAGTCTCCTGATGACTATACAATGCAAGCTTATCAAAGTGGGAACTGTTACGCTTCTCACCGCCA